CACCATTACGGCACTATATCGGCACAGCGGCGGCACTGAATAGGCACTAGCCTCATGTGGCGCGTCAACAGGCTATGTGCCTGATATTGCTCACGTTTAGGCATGCATTTGACGCGTGTCTCACAATCCGGAGATAGCGAGCGCGCAACGCCTGGAGACGCCCGCAATTGCTGGGCTTTCCGCGCGCGAATGACGCGAAGGCGGAACTGTCGTCGCCTCCAATCAACAAGCCACTTCAGAGTGGTTGTGGGCACGGTTGAATATCCTCATAGGTTGAAAAGCGAGACGCTTCGCGGGACGCCAGCGCACCGCGCGCCGACAATCAATCTTCGCTTCCGGAGAGGGAACCAGCGAGGAATGGATCGAGCGGCTGATCACTGGCCGCTGCCTTTTTTGGGGATGAAGAGGAGAAAACGAGCCTCTTAGCTTCGCCGTAAGGCGCGAAGCGCTAAGAGGCGCTTGCAATTGGTGCAGAAAGGGACATTTTGAGCCTTCTAGGCTCCCTAGAAGCCCTAAGAACGTTGGTTTTTGACGGTAGCGATTTGGAGGCGCATCGCCCAGGGGGCACGCGCGCCGCGCATGCCCGGGGCTGCTGCGTAATTTGTTAGGGATTCGCGCGCGAGGGGCTAGCAGGGACAGTTGAGGATTGTCAAGGGGTTAGGATTTTATGGTTGATATTGTTGGGGTTTTTTAGGGTGACGTTTTTGCTTGACCACATTGGCGAAGGGAAAGGCAAATGATTGAAATCGCGAGGCAGGGCAGTGCGGCGTTTCGGTCAGCCGATGAGGTTTTGGCGCTGGTCGAGCCTTGGGCAGTGATCAATCGGGCGACACGGGCGGTTTTGATCACTTGCCGCATCCGGCGTCCTGGCCCAACAGCGAAGCGTCCTGATCGCACTTTGACGGCGCGCGTGATCGATGAGCGCTGCTATGGCGATTTGGCTTGGGTTCGCGAAACGAGCGGCGATTTGGTCCATTGCGGGCGCTGGGCGCATGAGGCGTTTCGGAGGGCCGATTGTCGCGAGTGGACCATTGCCGCGCGTCTGTGGCCCTATCTGAGGCGCGGCGTGATCCCTGAGACGGTGGAGATCATTGCGGACGCTGCCTTCGTTCGCGACCGGCGCCTGCGCTTTCAAGCCGAGCACGGCGACGTCTGGCAGCGGCTGATCAATCCGACAAAAGGCGCTGTCGGCTACAATGGCGCCAAGCTGGAACTGGTCGATCGATTCGGCATGCTGACCGATAAAGAACTGGCGAAGGTCCGCGCTCAGAAGAGCGGGCGCAACTGGCAAGCGATGGATGATCGCGAGCCAAGAGGGAAGTGCGCCGAGTGTGGCCAGCCGCTGGCGCTCGACAACACGACGATATGCCGCGCGTGTCAGCGCCGGCTGATGGACGGCGATTGATTACTTGCCAGCGGACAGCAACGTCGACGCTGTTTTGCGTATTCAGAGGCGTTTCGGCCTTGCCGCTGGGCCGCGAGTATCTCGGCAAGCTTAGACACAGGATAGTTAGAGCTTAGGCGCATAGTATTCGAGGCACAACCAGATGCGCGGTTGTCACAACTCGATGCCTTTTAACGGGCCACAGAGAGCCACTGGCGGGCGCGCCGCAAGCTAGGTAATCTGCATTACGTGCAAATAGACCCCATTCAGCGGGCTTCTGAGCGCGATTAAAGGCCTATCGTGTTTTGTGGGTTGAGAGCGTTTGTCCCTGGCTTGTCCCGCCTCAGTCCCGCCTATTTAAGCGTGTCCGAGGCGGCGGGACACGTTTGGGACATCCTGGGACATGGCGCAAGCATGATGCGAGGGATTGCTAGGGGTTGCGTGGACGTCGAGCGGGACAAATCGATGTCTGCACAGGGACAATGTAATAAGGAGTCGAGAGCGGGCCGCAAAATATCGTCACGATGGCGACCAAAAAAGCTTGACAGCGTGTCTCCCAACCCATATTTAGCGGGACAGGCGCTGGCCTACGGCGCCCGAAAAAGGAGTCGAGATCATGTCCCGTTTTGAAATGAAGGTGAACGATACCGCCGACTGGGCCGAGCACGATTGGCTTGTTTTTGATCGCGGCGTGATGGTCGCTGGGTTCGCTGGGTCCAATGCGGCCGAGCGTTTCATCGCCCGTCGCGAGCAAGAGATCGCGATCGACAAGGCTATCGCCAGCGCGCGCCGTTCGTCTCGCGTGTCGAACGCCGAGGCGCGGCGGATTCATGCCCTCCTGCGCGGGAGGGGCTGAGATGACCCTGAAGCAAGCCGCCAAGCTGGCCGCCGATCGCGGCGGGGCGTTCGTCTATTACTCGCGCATGTTCGCCGACTGGCGGATCACCGACGATAAGGCGTGGACCCCGGATCGCGACACTGACGCGCCGATATTCACAGTGCTCGCTGATGGGCGCGTCCTGGCGGCTGGCAAGCTGATCAAGAACCCCTGACCCAAGGCGAAACGCGGAGGCCTGCCAGCGGGCCCCTGTGTCGCAGCGTTTGGCGCTGCCTGATGAGCCTAACCGTCAGCCAATCTGAAGGAGTCGAATCCATGTCTGCTTTTGTTGTGTCCAAGCGCGATATTGACGCCATCGTCACCATCGCCCTGGAGTTGGGCGTCTCAACCCGGCCGGCGAACCTTTTGGGGCGCCTGCTCTGGGAAGAGAACGTCAAGAGCGTAGCCTACCGCTACGCCATGCCCAAGCGTCACGCGGAAGAGCATGCGCGCTATGTGGCGGACGTCGAGGCCTATCGCTTCGAGCCGCTGACGCTGGCCGCTGGCGCCGCCGGCAAGATCGTCGATTGCTACGCCTACCAAGCCTGCGAGCATGACGCCTGGGAGGCCTCCGAGGCGCGCCGGGTGATCGGTCACCTTGAGGCGCGCCTGCCGCACGCGGGCGTTGATTACGCCCAAGCCCCGTGGGGCAACATCGAGCGGGCGGTGCGCTCGTGACGTGCCGCCTCAAGGTCTACGCGGACCTGAACCCGCGCTATCCCTCGAAAGGCGAGCGCCGCTATGCGCTCTTCCTGCGCGACGGGCGCGAGATCGAGATGCGCGAGGGTAAGACGTTCACCGCGCGCAAGTCGGCCGAGCGGGCGGCCTGCCGGCTACAGGTCGAGACGTCGCTCGCCGAGCTTGGAATCGTCGTCGCCGGGGAGGTGGGCTAAATGACCCGCTTCACCGCCGATGTCGTCCACCTCGCCGCTGACCCGAGCGAGAGCGACCGATTCTGCACCGTGGCGATTGAGGGCGATGCGTTCACGGTTGCGCGCCATGTCGCCAACCTTGCCGCGCGCCGCCGCTATGGCGACGAGGCCGAATCCTCGTTCCTGATGCAGTGCGCGCCGTGCGCGTTCCAGGCTGCAATTGGCGTCTACCGCTGCGAGGCGGGGCAGGGCGTCGTGCGCGGCGGGACGGTCGCCATCCGGCTAACGGAGGTGCGCCGTGGCTGAACTTTGCACCGGCCTGTCGCTTGCTTTCGCGCTGTTCATGATGGCGAGCGGGCGCATCTGAAAATAAAAACGGTTATGATCTTGACCGTTTTGCAAAACGTGCTATCTCAGCAGGGCGGGCGCCTAACCCGCCCTTTTTTCTTTTTGGAGTCGAACCCAATGCGCGACATGCACCGCGAAATCACCGACAAAATCCTCGCCATGCTCAAGACCGGCGTTGCGCCGTGGCGCAAGCCATGGTCCGAGCGCGTCCAGGCTCACGGAAGCGTGATGCCGCGCAACGCGGTCACCGGACACGCCTACAGCGGCGCCAACGTCATCCTGCTCTGGTCGCATGCCGAGGCGAACGGCTGGGGGCCGAGGTGGCTCACGTTCAAGCAAGCGAAGGCGGCCGGCGGGACGGTTCGCGCGGGCGAGAAGAGCCTCACGGTGATCTTCGTCAAGAAAATGGTTGTGCGCGATCGGAAAGACCCGACCGAGCACAAGACGATTGGTTTTCTCAAGGCATACGCGGTTTTCAACGTCGCGCAGTGCGACGGGCTGCCGGACTCAGTCCTGGGCATTGGCGCGCCGCGCCAGCATGCGCCGGTCAATCCGGACGGGCGCGATGCTGACCTCGACGCCTTCGTCGCGGCGACCGAGATTCGCGTGATCGAGGAGGGTTCGCGGGCCTGCTATTCGCCCGCGCTCGACCGCATCGCGATGCCCGCCTTCCCGGCGTTCAAGGGCGCCCATCCCTACTACGCCACGCTGTTCCATGAGATGGGCCACGCGACCGGCCACGGCTCGCGCCTCAACCGGACCTTTGGGGCCAAGTTTGGCGACCGGACCTATGCGGCCGAGGAGTTGATCGCCGAGCTAACCAGCGCGTTCGTCTGTGCCGAGTGGGGGATCGATATGGGCGAGGCTCCGGCTTCGTACATCGAGACTTGGGTATCGCTGCTCGAAGAGCGGGAAACGGCGATCATCACCGCCGCCAGCGCGGCTAGCAAGGCGGTGGAGTGGATGCGCGGCGCGGCGAGCGCCGAGGAGGCTGACGAGGACGAAGAGGCGTCCACGGCCTCGCCTGCGCTTTTGGAGGCCGCATGATGCAAATTTTCCTGATTGTCTCACCGCTGGGGTTCTTGCTGATCCTCTTGGCCGAGGTCTTGTTTGGCGGACCATCGAGCGCGGAGCGGCGCAAGCATGACGAGGAGATGCAAGCGCATCTCAAAGCCATCGAAGCGAGTCGAGCCCGCTGGAACAGCCCTGAAGCCGTCGAAGAGCGCCGCGTCCGCGATGCGGAGATTGCTCGCCTGGATGAAGTTCGCCGCCGCGTGCATGCCGAGCGCTGGATCAATCTCGACTGATGAGAACGCGAGCGGGACGGCGTCGAGCGATCGTCGCCGCCTCGCGGGCGCTCTTGCCCGACAAGGAGTCGAAACCATGAAATTGAATGTTTGGTACATCCAGCAAGTGCGGGATGTGCAGCCCGGTTCTGTGGCTGCGCGCTCGATGGTGCCGCAGACATACGGCTTCCAGCCGATCCGCTTTTTGCGCCGAAATGTCCCTCAGCTGGGCGAGATTTACCCCACGCTGGAAGAGGCGCGGACCGCCTGCGGCTCGCCCGATGCGGAGTTGATCTGATGCCGCTCCGCTATTTCAAGGCGACGAACGGTCGCTTCACGGTGTTTCGCGGGAGCGAGAGCCGGGTCTATCTCAGCGCGTGGATTCAGTGCGACGCGCACCGCGTGACGAGCTACGGGTTCAGCATGAAACCCGCCAGCCCGAGCGTCTATCCGAATCCGGCGGTCGAGATCGCGAAGACCGAATATGAGGAGCTGAATCAGCGCAAGATCGAGCGCATTGTCGAGCAGCATGGCAACCCCAAGTGGGCGGCGCCGCGCGATAGCTGGGTCAGCAACGAGGCGCTGTCATGAGCGACGAAGGAACCCCCTCGCGCCTGACGTACCGCGTGCGCTGGGATGACATGGCCGGCTACAAGGCGGGGCGCATTACGCGCCCGCTGACCGACGTCGAGCTAGAGGCGATGGTGGCGTGGCGCAAGGTGTACGGACGCCGCTGGCGGGCCGCTCTGGGGACCGCGTGGGAGCGCCATGAGTACATGGGCGTCGCCGATCGGCACATCCAGCCGCTTGCGTACTTGCGCAACTCGCGCGGCCCGTCCTGGCTGGTTCGCTTCAAGTTCCCGGCGGGATCGATCCGATGACTCGCCCGGTTTGCGGCCATTGCGGCGAGCGTTATGGCCAGCGGCACACTCACACTGTGACCCTATGTTGGGTCCAGGGGGCGGCGGAAGCCGTTTATGAGGGCAACCTACGCATCGTCAGAAGCGACGCGGTGCGCAAGCGCGCCGATGGCGCATCAATCCGCCACATCGAGGTTTGGGACGGCAAGTCCTGGCTGGGCGGCTATGAGCCGTTCTGCACGCTGCGCTGCGCCCTGAGTTACGCGCGCAAGGCCTATGCGAGGGGATATATTGAGGATGAGGCGCAGAAAAAACTGTCGCAAGGTTGACGGTTTTTGCGTTTAGTGCCATATCAGACCGGGCGGCGCCTACCGCCCGGTTTTCCCTTTCTGGAGTCGAGTTCATGAGCATCACAGTCACGCAAGAGGGCGGCAAATTCATCGCCCGGTTTCCCTTTGACTACGCGACGAAAGACCTCGTTAAGGCCGCCGGTTTCCGGTTCGATCCCGTCAACAAATATTGGTGGACTGGGGACGCCTCAATCGCGGCCCAGCTAGGGAAGGACCCCGGCGAGCTAGCTGCGAACCTCACCGCGCAACGCCAAGCCAAGCACGATCGCGATGCAGCGGCGATCGAGGCCTCCCGCGCGGCCGATGCAGACGTTGATATCCCAGCCCCCGAGGGCTGCAAGTTTGACGCGTACCAGCGCGCGGCGGTCGCTTACGCGATGAATCGCCCGAGCGTTCTGATCGGCGACGAAATGGGACTCGGCAAAACGATCGAGGCTCTGGGCATCATCAACGCCGATCAGAGCATCAAGAGCGTGCTGATCATTTGCCCAGCCACGCCCAAGCTCAATTGGAAGCGCGAGGCCAAGAAATGGCTGGTCCGCGACATGTCTGTCGGCGTGGCCAATGGCGCGTTTCCGGCGACAGATGTCGTGATCATCAACTATGAAATGTTGAGCAAGCATCACGATGCGTTGCGTGCGCGCCAGTGGGACATGCTTGTCTCGGATGAATTTCACTACCTGAAAAATAAGAAGGCGCAGCGCACCTCGCTGGTTTTCGGCAAGTGGGACGCGAAGGCGCGCGCCTGGGAGATCGAGCCGCTCAAGGCGCGGCGCCGGGTGTTTCTGAGCGGAACGCCGTTCCTCAATCGGCCCATCGAGCTTTGGCCGATCGTCCAGGCGCTCGACAAGAAAGGCCTGGGCGCCAATTGGAAGAGCTTCGTGACGCGCTACTGCGCGGGCTATCACGGCTCCTATGGCTGGGACGTGTCCGGCGCGTCGAACCTCGATGAGCTACAGGCGAAGCTTCGCGCGTCGATCATGATTCGCCGCCTTAAGCGCGATGTCCTCAAGGAACTGCCGGCGAAGCGGCGCCAGATCGTGGTTATCGCCCCCGAGGGCGCCGCCGCCAAGAAAGCGCTGGCGCGGGAGAGCGCTGCCGAGGCAGCGTCCGAGAAGCGCCTGGAAGCCCTACGGCTGGCCGTTGAGCTGTCCAAGGCGTCAGAGGACCCAGCCGACTATCGGAACGCCGTGGCGGCCCTGCGTGAGGCCGCAGCGGTGGACTTCGCCGAGATCAGCCGTGTTCGTCATGAGGTCGCGGTCGCCAAGATTCCCCAGCTGATCACGCACCTCGAAGAGTGCATTGAGAATCAGGGCAAGACGATCGTGATGATTTGGCACCACGACGTGGCGAACGCGCTCAAGGCGCATTTCGGCGCGGCCTCCGTGATGGTGACCGGCGAGACGGCGCAGCGGGACCGCATGGCCGAGGTGGATGCGTTCCAGACGAACCCGGCCAAGACGCTGTTTATCGGCTCGATCAAAGCGGCCGGCGTGGCCATCACGCTGACAGCGGCGAGCCTCGTCGTTTTCGGGGAGCTTGATGTCGTCCCCGGCAATATGACGCAGGCCGAGGACCGCGCGCACAGGAGGGGGCAGGATCAGTCAGTGCTGATCCAGCATCTTGTGCTTGACGGGAGCTACGAACAGAGAGCGGCGGAGATCCTCGTCGAGAAGCAGCGCAACCTCGACGCGGCCCTCGACGACAAGGAACGGCTCCCAGACGTCGAGCCGGTTGACGTTCCCCCGGCCGATAGGGCGGGGCCTCCGGCCACTAGGGCGGTCACCCAGGCGCAAGTAGCCGAGGAGGCGGTGAAGATTAGCCCAGAGGCCGTCCTGGCCGTCCACGCGGCTCTGCGTGCGCTGGCTGGCATCTGCGACGGCGCCGCCAGCTTGGATGACATGGGGTTCAACCGCATGGATACGCATGTCGGCAAATCGCTGGCCACGTCCCCCCGGCTCACCGCCAAGCAGGCCGCCCTGGGGCGCAAGATCGTCCTCAAGTACCATCGCCAACTTCCGGCTGATCTCCTAGCGATTATCAAATCCGCTG